CCTAATTTTTCAAAACGTAGAAAAGTGATTGAGCGAGTTTTCTCTTTTTTGACAAATCTAGGAGCTGAGCGTTGTAAAAGTCGTTCGCCTCAAGGTTTTCAATTGAAATTAGAGATGATACTTTTAGCGTATTCTTTACTGTTAAAATCAGCTAAATCACTGGAACCAGAGACTTTAAGATATTCTATCGGGTATCAAGTCATGCCTAAATAATCAACTAGCAATTCGGGTTTTTCTATATAATCTTTCAAACGCTTTGAAGATTTATCAGATAATTCTCCCTCACTTTCTAATTCCTTATTGATGATTTCAGCTAAATTTTTGTAAGCTTCCGTCTGTTTTTCTATGGCTTTAAGCGCGAGTACTTTTTCCTCTTTGATTTTGCTTTCTGACATATATAATCACCTCTTATAAATGAGATAGAATCGACAATTACATTATAACTCTTCGGTTACTAAATTACAATAAAACAAATTTCAAATTACTTTGTTATTAAAAAACAACATTATAAATTGATGTAATTTTTTATACCCATAGCCTCTATTGATTCTGCTCCTAAATATTTAATTTATTGTGAATATTTTATGCCGTACTACCTGTATCAGCTTGTACTTTTTTAATATAAAAAACTCTATCCTAGCGACAGAGAAAATCACTTTAAAATCAGCATTTCAACAAGCCATTTTAACAAAAGGGGATTAAAAGGGGGCATTATGGTTCTTGCTGGACTCGAACCAGCGACCGAACGGTTAGCTACCAACTGAGCTAAAGAACCAAAATATGACAATCTGCAGCACATATCTTGGTTATTATATTAGATATATGTGGACGGAACTGCAGATTATCAAAGATACTGTAAAAGAAATCAATTTCTCATCCACTAAATACGTTATAACATACTACTATAAATAATTGACAATTGTCTGAAAAATTGATAATATTTAAATTGTTAGTACTTCTTATTTTTTGCATATAATAAATTTTTTCTGAATTTGTACTAACCCTCATCATCCTCTAGTTGGACTCCTTGAAGTCATCCAGCTAGAGCTTTTTTATTTGAAAAAGCCACTCCGAGGAATGGCTTGACTCTTGAAAGGAGATGAAATCCCATAATCATCCCGAATACATTATAACATATTATTATTGACAATTGTTCATAAAATTGATAATATTATAAAAGTTATTGCAAGTTAATCTAGTTCCGCACTATATTATTCATACCTTGCTCTAATCACTTTTCGGCACTGGCTTAATGCTAGTGCTTTTTTGATATAAAAAAGCCACTCCGAAGAATGGCTTGACTCTAGGAATAGGATGAAATCTCACAAACATCCCGACTATATTATAGCATAAAAAAAGCGCCCCAGTTAGGAGAGGGACGCTTAGGATAAACTTTATGAAAAAAGTATTTTTGGAATAAGAACATTATATAACTTTCCGTTTCCATTGTAAAGAAAAACGCCCTCGCTTTGGAAAAGGACGCTTTATCTCTTCATAAACACTTAGCTATTTGTATTTGTAATTGGAATAGCATTTACGATAAGAATATTAGACTAATTTATCTTAATGAGAGCAGTAACATTTATTAACAAAAAAAGCCCTGACCGAAGTCAGGGTTGATTTTAATAATTTAGGGTTTGACCAGCATAAATCAAATTAGGGTTTGAAATACCATTCATTGAAACTAAACTTTGAACTGTTGTTCCTAAACGGCTCGCAATTGATGAAAGATTGTCTCCTGATCGTACAGTGTAAGATCGTGATGTAGCCCCAGATTGACCGCCTGTGAAGCTAATAACCTGACCAGTAAAAATCATGTTCGGATTAGATAAACTGTTCTGACGAGCCAATTCTTGCCAGTTTGTTCCCCAATTTGAAGCAATGCCACTAAGTGTATCACCTTGTTTTACAATATAACTTTTTGCGGGTGTCGTTGGCTGGCTTGTAGAAGCATCAATAGTTTCCACATCATGAACAGATAACCAGCTCATAATACCATCAAGCAAGACAGTATCTCCATTCTTCTGGATGATTTTATGTGGTTGACCTTTTACCCATTGAGGAATTGTTTCTCCTGTGGCATAATTCTTAGCGCCAAAGTTTACTTTAACCGTCATTTCAACTTCTACATCGTTTCCTTTAACTTCATTGGCTTCTTTACCATTTTCAATGGCCGGTGTAGCAGTATCGGGTTTAACTTCTTGGCCTTGCTGTTTTCCGTATCCATTATCTGTGATTCCTGTTAAATCAACATTTCCATCAAGTCCGCCAGCAACATAAGTTGATGTGAACTGGAATACTGAAATTCCGTCCATACTTGGGAAGAAGCTATAGTTTGGAACTGGTGTTACTTCATAATTTGGATATGCCGCAATCCATAATGAGTTAGGAAATTCTTTGATGATTTGCTTATAGTTGACATTTTCCAAAGTATAAGGCTTATATGAATAATACATTGGAGTATATCCAGCCGCTTTTACTCGACGCATTCCGTAAAGAATCGCATCAGTATTGGCCTGTTTATTTCCACTTGCTCCACCTTCATAGTCCAAAGCTACAATAGAATTCTTTGGCGTTTGAATTTTTGGTAAATAGCGGTCAAGTGCTGCTTTTGCTACTTCTTGTGAACCTCCGACTTGATACCAAATATAAGTGTGCGCTCGTTTACCTTGAGCAATTGATGAAGCTACTTGCGTTTCATAGGTGGCTTGGTCCACGAATGAACCGCCATAAGTTCCTCCGATTTGACTAAAAGCAAATTTATCATGAGCATAACCAAAATTACCGTAAGTTCCGTTATATTTTGACCAGTCAACCCCTTGGTCACCGACTGCCGCAAATACAGGTCCACTTGCTGCAACAACAAAGAAAGCTACCATTCCAATGGCAGCTTTTTTAATTAACTTTTTCATTTATTTTCCTCTGATTTATCTTTATTTAAGACTCTATCACTATCTCCTAGACCACTGGTCGTTGGGTCAGCAACAACTCCAACAATTGCTAATAGCGCAAAAGCAGCATTAACCACTGCAGCAAGTTGTTGATTTAAAATAACAAAGTCCCACTTATAGCCAAATGGCGCTCCTATAGCTTGTATTAGCAAGAATAGAGCAGGTAGTAAAGCTAACCAAAAAGCTTTGCTTTTTAAACGTAATTTCCAATTGATTTGATTCATTTTACTCTCCTATTTTTTATGTTTTTATGCAGTCCGTTGCCAATAATATATTGTTGTTGAACCGATTACTGCTGAACCGATATTTTCCCATGTACCTGTAGAATACCCTGATGACAAATTTGAGTTATTTGTGACTACTGAACCAACTGGGTGTGCTTGAGCGCAATCTATACCTATAACCGCAGGCTTAAGTGAGCCTGTAGCACTATCGATTGATACTAATCCCATTGGTAGCCATTTGTAATCAGAACTTTTCTTATTAGGTTTAATGATATTACTAAACCCTACATACTTTGGATAATCATTTATTGTGACTTCGCTAGCTGATGGCATCCAAGGGGTGGCGGTTGAGCCTTCTTCCCACTTATGACCAGCAGTCCATAAAGCACTTGCGCCTGATATTTCATATTTGGCATAAACAACATCACCAGTGTTCAAAGTTACAGTGAAACTGTCTCTCAACCAATCAAAATTATTTCCTAGCATCTTGTTAGGCAATAAAGCATTTTTTTCATTTATAAAGATAAGTCTGAATACATTTGCATTATTTCCTGAACTTTTAACATAAGCTGAGAAAGTATAAACTCCGCTTTGTGGTGCTTTAAATGTTTTATATATACCGACCCATTGAGCGGTTCTTTTCTTAACAGTTAAGCCTTTATATGTTCCGTCAGTTACCCAACTACCTGCATTAACCCAATTACCGCTAAAATCTTTAGTCCCATCTAACAAGTTCAAATTAGGATAAACAGTCGTGAAACCGTCAGTTCCGTCTGCGCTGTTGGAATAAGCTATTGTATTTATAACTCCGTCACTTGTTGAAGTACCTCCATTTGCAATAGGAAATACACCTGAAACTCCAATATTAGTTGCGTCAGCAGTCCCGTCAAAGTTTTGAAACGCTGAGGCTTGGAGATTTACTCCAAGTTTTCTAGCTGTTTCCAGTTTGCTTGCACTGACCGCATTGCCATTAAGTGGTAAACTGTTCGCTTGTGCTTCGGTAGCCTTTGCCATTGCATTTTTGGCTTCACTTTCAGCTTGTTTTGCTGTTTCTTGAGCAGTTGTTACATTTTTATTTGTGATTGATAACTCTGATTGTTCAGCTTTTGTTGAAATTGCAACACCTTGTTTATCAACAGTAGCTTGTAAGTTGTCTAAATCCGTTTGATTGGCTTTTGTTGAAATAGTCGCCGATTGGTTATTAACAGTATGCTGTAAACTTTCTAAATCTGTTTGATTAGCTTTAGGGGAGTAATCTCCGTTACTCATAAGAGAAATATTACTTGTTAAAATCTTTACTGAATTTATTAGTTCAACAACTTCCGATTCACTTGCATTGCTTGCAATTGCGTCTAATAGCGACTTTATAGTCACTAAATTTTCATGACTAATACCAAACGATTCCACTTCATTTTTTAGGTCTGTCATTGCACTTTGTAAGCTAGTCATATCAGCTAAATTTGCTTTAAGTTTAATATTGCTCTTGTTTGATTCAGTTTGAGCATGTAAATCATTCAACTCACTACGCATTACTTGTGGCATATTTTCCAATAATAATTTTGTAAAATCATCAATCTTATTATTTACTTCTTGAGTTAAACTTGTAACTGTAGAATCATCTGATATAAATGTAAGATTCTTACTGACGATAACCTGCTCTTTATCTTCATTGAGAAGTATTAAATTTGATTTTATTAATCCTGATACTGTCATCTCAGTAGGAATTATAAGCGTGAATTCTCCCTTGGATATATCATTAGGAGTTAACATAATAAAACCTGATTGAGATTTATACATATATTGATAGGTTAATTTTACTGAATAACCTGTTAAGTCAAGTACAGAACCATTATCAGTTATCTTAAGAAGTAGCGTTCTTGCATTGACATCTCCCTCCATAATTTGAATGGGCTGTTCAAATGCCTGGTTAATCATATCCCATGTAATAGTTTGATTTTTGAAATTATCTAAACTCATTGGGTACTCCTTTTAAAGTATTTTAGTGAATAAATATCCAATAACAGTTACGGCAAGAGTAAGCATAAAGCCCCAAGCCCACTTATTATTGGCTTCCATTTTTTCTATAAGTTTTGCGTTTGATTGGGCTATTAAAAGTGCTCGTTCTGCTTTATCCCGGACTGTTTCATAGTTATCCAACTTTGTTTCAATTCGAGCTAATCGTTCGAGCACTTCTCGCCATGCTTGTTCCTCCATAACCCCTGCTTTCTAATTTAATAAATAAAAAGCAGTTCCTCGAGGTGCTCCACCAGTTCCTGTGACTGCAGGTCCCCACCAAACCACACGTCCAGTTGGTTCAATATCAATATGGAATGATTCAGTACCACTTGCCAAGTGACCAACTAAAGATACAGTAACTTCTGGTCTAAAATCAGGAATAATCCATGATGAACCGTCTCCGCCCATCTCTGCCCCATGTTTTACAGTGGTCATTGTTCCATAAAAACGTACCTCCACAAAATTTCCTTTTTTTGTTAGCCTAATGCTCATCCCGTTTCCGACATTAACATTAACTGTTGTTGTTGTTTTTATACCTCCAGTAATATTCAAGTTTTTTACTGTTGTATCTTCGGTAAATGTTTTATTTCCAGCAATTGATTCGTTACCAGTTTTATGAACAATATTTCCGCCACTGGTTAATTCAGAGTTGATTGCTTCCAAATCATCATTAATCGTTTCTGCTCCATTTTGCATGCCACGATATACTTTTTTAATACTAGCCATTTTCTTCTCCTATTTCTATTATTTGGTTAGTGTTGTTTTAAAAGCAACACTTTCTGACTTGTCGCTTTCAACATTGCCATTTATTTGACTAACCTGGACGTTGTATGATGTGCCCGCCTTTAGATTTTCCAAATCAAATGACAGAAGTTTACTTCCACCTACAGGCACACCATCTAAATAAACCCGATACTTCATTTCATCCCAATCGTACTTGCTTGAGACTATACTAGAAACTGGGTTAGTATCAACGTAAGTTCCTACAAACTTTGGCCAGTCAGCAGTTGTGACTTCGCTAGCTGATGGCATGTATGGAGTCAGTTGGTCTTGTAATTCACTTTTACTTGGTATCCAAGGAGTTGCTACTGAACCTGACTCTAGTTTTGGATTTCTAACTCTAATTGTAAAACTACCTTCACTATGACCACTGAATATAGTCGAAAAGAGTGCTTCCGTGTTGACAGCAGGGTCTTCATAAGGTGGTATCGTTGAAGTTTGTGTTATTCTTATCCATTGGTTCAGCATTTTGCTAGGGTCTTTAGGTAAATCTATAGAACATATACGCTTCCATGAGCTTATTCCGCCACCGTAAGAGTATCGCTGACCCATCCAAAACTCGTCAAGATGTGTTCCAGCAGGGAGATTCCAACTTGTGAACATAACGTCCATACTCATCGTATATTTGTCGTTAGGTTTATAATCTCTAGGTTTCATAGAGAAACCATCCAACAGGCTTCTACCAACCCATGTATTAGTCCCCTTTATTGTTAGTTCACCATAGCCATTTTCTACTTTGTCGAAATCTTTAAAGAATCCATCTTTGGTTTTAGCTGAACTATTAACTAACAAATTCAAGTTAGGATAATTAGCGGTTAAACTGTCAGTAACAGTCGAACCTTGTTCCCACTTATGACCAGCAGTCCATAAAGCACCTGCGCCTGATATTTCATATTTGGCATAAACAACATCACCAGCGTTCAAAGTTACAGTAAAAATGTCTCTCGTCCAATCAAAATTATTTCCTAAAATCTTGTTAGGCAATAAAACGTTTTTATCATTTATAAAAATAAATCTATATATATTTGCATTATTTCCTGAACTTTTAACATAAGCTGAGAAAGTATAAACTCCGCTTTGTGGTGCTTTAAATGTTTTATATATACCGACCCATGGTTCAGTTCGTTTTTTAACAGTTAGACCTTTATATGTTCCGTCAGTTACCCAACTTTTTGAATTTGTCCAATCTCCACTAAAATCTTTAGTACCGTCTAACAAATTCAAATTCGGATAAACAGTCGTGAAGCCATCCGTGCCGTCTGCGCTGTTAGCGTAGGCGGTGTGTAAATAATTTTTATCTGCCATATTATCCCCCGTTTTCCCACGAAATTTTTGCACTTGAAGAAGTGATATCATAAACAATTAGATTAGTTGGTGGCTTCACTTTTTCAACATAGCCTTTGGTGATTGTTGCGCCCTCAATAACAAAACGCATAACCTCAGTTCCGTTTATTAACAACAGTTCCTTACCATTATTTACAACTTCTCCGTCCATTGCATAAACTGACGGAAGCTCAACATTGACTTTATTTCTGATATAGCTTAATGAAGAAGCTAGGTTATAAATTCGCTCTCCGCCAAATACTGGACTAGTATCAAATCCATTCGCTTCGGTTCCAATTGAATTTTTGTAATAAGTTACTTTCACATCCGGTTGATACTCTGAATCGTGCTCAATTACTACATTAAATCCGCTTGGAACTTTACGATAAATAATTTTATTG